CAGTAGGTCGGATCCACCCATGCGGGGTTCCCGTTGCGATCGGCCACGAAGACGGCCCCCGCCGCGGCGGCGAGGACATTGCCCGCCGCCGCCGGGTTGGAGCCCTTGAGCGCGGGCCGGTGCATGATGCGGTCCAGCGATGATGACACCGAACCGGGGTAGCCCGCCTCCAATGCGGCCCGGTTGAGCCAGGTCGCTACCGTCGCGGTTCCGACACCGGTCAACTTCGCGCGCAACAGTTCGAAGTCGGCTTCCGTCATGGCGCCGGGGATGATCGCCACATGCGCGGTGGCGCCCGAGCCCGGGCTGCTGGTGATGTCCCGCAGCCCGACATGGAACACCGACCCGGTCAGAAGTGACGGCGCGGAAGACCAGCCCGCAGCGACTGTGGAAGTTCCCAGGATGGAGACTGCCGTCGGCGTGATCGCGACCGCAGTCAGGACTGGCATGTCTGGCGCGAAGATGGCCGGGGCGGTCGCCGCGTAGTCGGTGGCGGACACCCTCACGAGCACCTCGAGCACGTCGCGCGGCCAGTCCAGCCGTCGCGCCAGCGTCACCTCACCGCCCGCGCCACGCGCCGACCAGATCGGGATCAGGACATCCGCAACCGCGTCGGGTACGGCCCGCGGCTCTTCGGCCGGACGGGTATGAATGGCGAGGATTGTGCATGGGAGTGTGATGGTGGGGATGGTTGCGGACAGCCGGGCAAACTCCCAAAGCAACTCCACGTCATCCCAGTTGGGCGTGAACTGGGCCAGCGTGTCAGCCTCGAGCCAGTCGGGCCCGGAGGTGCCGAACGCGATCAGGTCGTCCAGCCCAGGCCGGCCATCGACGCCGAGCACCGCCACGGCGGCAAGGTCGGCGGTGCCCGCATGATCTTCCGCAACGGTGGAGCCCTGCGGCTCGTCCAGCGGCCACCAGCAGGTGGGGTTCAGTGCGCCGATCAGCGCATCCGCCCACGACGAGGCCACGGGGCTCATCGCCATCATGCCCAGGACGTCGATGCAGGAGATTGCCGAATCGGACTTCGAGCGCGTCTTGTCGTTCCATGTCGCCGGAGCCGACTGCACGTAGCCGGTGAACCGCACGGAACTGTTCGCGGTGTAGCGGCACTTCACCCAACGCTTGAAGTTGGCACCGTAAGTACCCGCGGTGTTGCCGATGGTGAACCGGCCGTCTGAGTTGTCGACGGTGAAGGTCAGCGTCCCCGGATCGGGGTCGCTGACCTCATTGTTCCGGCCACGCTTGACGCTGATTCCTGCCGACAGCCTCACCTTGTCTGTGATCGGCACCCAAGAGCCACCGAGGAACAGTTCAAGCGTGATTGAAGGTGCACTCATCCGAACGCCAGTCCTTTCGGTCCAAGGGTCGGCTTGAGGCTCAGCAACCCGTCACGAACCGCGTTCCACACCTCGCGCGGCTGCTGGGCCGGGGCGGCGTGTATGTGAAGCTGGATGGTCACTGAAGATGCGGCGCCGCCGCCGATGGATCCGCCACCAGGGGTCTGGCCGCGAGCGATCCGGGCGGACTCCGCTGCGGTCGAGAAGTACATGGGGCGCTTGAGGGAAACGAGTTCGTCGCCGTACTCGTTCATCCGGACGATGCCGTTACGCCAACCACCCGTGGCGGCCGCGGAGAACTTCACGTTCCCGTGGCCGGACATGTTGTAGTGGATCTCGTCCTTGGCCTTGTTCATCGTCACGGCGGCCGTGATCGTGGCGTGGAACTTCTGCGCCTGCAGCGCCAGGAGCTTCCGCTTGAGGGCGTCGACTGCCTTGCCGTCACCCTTGGCGGTGGCGGTGACGATCTTGCCCTGCAGGCCCTTGATCTTGGTGTCGAGCTCGGCGACGTGCTTCTTGCCTGCCTCGGTCCGTGCGTCGAGAACGACCGGGGCAGGATCGGGGATGCCCTTCAGGCTGTCGGCCCACGCCTTGGTGGCCGTGGCTGCGTTCTGGACACCCTTGCCGAAGTTCTCAAGATCCTTATTGCCGGTGAGTCGTCCGGTGGCTTCCAGGATGACCCCGATGCCGCGCGCAGTTTCGGCGTTGCTGGAGATCCAGAACTTGAGGACCGGCAGCAGCACGTTGTTCCAGAACCAGCGCATCATGTTGCCGAGGCCGTCGAACGCGGCCTGGTTGTCCTTCACGAACTGGGTCGCGCCCATCAGTGCGGGCACCAGAACCGAGTTCATGAACTCGGCGCCCTGCGTCATGATCGGCAGCAGCATCGACCCGAGAGTGACGGACAACCCCTGCATCGCGGCGTCGAACTTCCGCTGTTCAACCTTGTTCTTCATCAGCGCGTCGAGCTGCTTGCCGGAGAGGGTGTTGCCGGTCTTGTCGGACTGGATCCCGAGTTCCTTGAGGCCAGCGGCGCCCTTGTTCAGGAACGGCAGCATGGCCAGGCCGCCCTTGCCGAACAGCTTCATGGCCGCGGCCGACTTCTCGGCTCCGTCGGGCATCGCGGCGAACTTGTCGGCGATCTGCGGGAGGAGATCCTTCATCGGCAGGAGCTTCCCGTGGGCATCGGTGTACTTGACCCCGAGGGCACCAAGGGCGGAGGCGTTGAGGTGGCTCGCGGCGGTCGCAGTGGCGAGGTCACCCTTGAGCTTGGACATCTTGTCGGAATAGCCAGCTGTTGATGGTCCGGCAGCCTCGAGCGCCTTGATCTGGGTGCGGATCGCGTCGGCGTGCGCCTGCGCCTTCACCTTCGCCGCCGCGTCCTTCTGCGACATGGCGACGACGTTCTTCGCGAAGATGCCCATTGATCGGGCGCCGACGGTGGCGTCGATGCCGGTCATCTTGAACGCGAACCCGAGCCGGGATGCGTCCTCGGCGCCCAAGCCGGTGACCCGTGCGAGGGTGCGGGTTTCGCCGCCGACCTTCTTGAAGGTGTCAATCGACTGCTTGCCGAACTTGACCGCGATCGCGGCACCGGCAATGACCGCGCCGGCAGCAAGTCCAGCGATCGCGCCGCCGGCGATCTTGGCCCGCTTGCCGAACGTGTCGGCGTGCTTCACCGAATCCATGAAGCCGCGAGACACGGACTTGAGCGACTTGGTTGCCCCGGAGGCGTCGCCCAGGATCATGTACCGAATGGACTTCTGAATATCAGCCATGCCGCGCCGCCTTCCTTGCGTTCTCGATGAAGTCGACGGCGGTTTCGAACTGCCACCAGGCGAGCGCTTCCACGTCTGCCGGGGTCCAGCCGAAGTGGTCACAGATGGCGAGCTGCCAGCGGTAGATCAGGACGAGTACGGGCTCAAACTTCGCCGGGGCCGGCCGTGTGGCGGCCGTGGAGTACTCCCGGCTGGGAATGAACCCGCCTAGGCTTTTCCCGCCTCGGTCTCGCCGTCCTCGACCTGGTCGTCATCGATGAACGGCTCGTCAAAGCCGGAGCTGTCGTAGTCCGCGTCGGACAGGTCGTAGACCTCGCGGAGGGTCATGTGCTTGCCGGACATATTGACTGCGGCCCAGATCCCGACCCGCACCGTGAGCGCGTAATACGGGTGAGAGACCATCCACAGCGAGAAGTCCTCAGACTCCTGCGGATCTTCCACGGTCGCGAGTTCATCGGCGGACGGGCCGTCGTCGGACTCCTTGGCTTCGCGCGCCATGTCGGTCAGCTTGTTGAACGAGTCGACGGAGAACTTCTGGCACTTCCATGCCGCCTCGCTCCACCGGTTCACGCCGGGGAACAGGCCATCCTTTGCCATCGCGGCAAGTTCCTTGTCGAACCGCAACCCGAGGGTCATCGGCACGGTGTCGGCCTGGACCTCCGCGAACTCCTCGACGTCGGTCGGGAAACCGGCCTCGTTGCGGGCGGTGACGATACGGATCACAGCGTCTCCTTGAGTGCCTTCGTGGTGGCGTTCGCGATCTTGTTCTGCAGGTCGTCGACGCCCTTGTCGAACGCTGCCGGGGCATCCCTCTCGGGCAGCGGCTGGTTCACCCAGGACCACTCGGCGCGAGTCTTCTCGGGGTCGGCGTAGACGGGGTGACGGACAGCCAGCCTGAGGACGAGTTGCACGCCGGTGTTGTTGCGGAGGAACCGGAGCTTCGTGTAGTTCCCCCGACGGAGCCGGTCACCCAGACCGTTGGGGTATGCGCCGCTGGGGGCGAGACCGGCGGTCATCGACTTGCCGAGCGGCTTGGCGGCCTCGCGCATCTCCTTCTTGACGGCCCGGAGGATCTTGGGTGCCGCCCTGTCGAGCGCCTTAGCCGACTTCGCGAAGGAGGCCGTGTTGACCTTCATCAGGTCATTGGTCATCACGGCCTCCTATCGCTCAGAGCGTGGCGTCAGCGGTGCGCGTGACGATCCAGAACGCCTGCGTCGAGGCGGCCGTCTTGCGGGCATCGCCCGACAGGGTCGTCTTCGGCTGCGAGCCATCCGCGTTCGACTTGACCGGGTCGGAGATCCGACCGGCCGGGATGATGAACTGGATCGCATCAGTGCCGGTCGTGAACGTGGCCACCATCGGGATCGTGGAGTTCGCAATCCAGTTCGCCTTCAGGGCTGCGATCGCGGCGATGTAGTCGGCCTCCACCTGCCAGGTGATGACCTGACGCGAAACGGTCGGCTGGGCCTTCTTGCCTGAGCCGTTGCCGCGGAAGTCTTCGACGTCCATCTCGTTCTCGATCTTGACCGAGAACGACTTGATGCCATCTAGCGGGGTTGCGCCCACGCCGAGCGCGACGGTGGTCGGCTCAGTGATCGCACCGGTGGCGAACGCGAAGCCCGCGAAGGTGAACCGGTTGGCGACAACCGCGGACGGGGACGCCTTGGCGATGACGGTCGACATCGTCTGCGCATCCCACTCGATGTTCATCGTGAGGACGCCCTTGTTGTCCATCTTGAACTCGATGGACTTCACGACGCTGCCAATGAAGGTCTCCACGTCGAACGTGGAGCCGTCGTACTGCGGCTTGGCCAGCTGCAGCGTGAGTGCGTCGAAGAAGGCCGCAGCGCTCGGGGTGAACACCTGCTGGTAGAGCCCGGCGCTGACCAGAGTCGATGCGCCAGTTCCCAGCGCGGCCTTGAGGAAGCGCCCGAAACCCTTCGCCTTGTACTCGTGCTCGATCGGTCCGCCGGCCGACTCCGAGGGCCGGTAGGAGTCGGTGTCGAGCGCGACCGAGCCGGGATAGACGGCTTCCGTCTCGGCGTCGTTCGGCTGCCAGCCGAGGCCGGGGTCGCCGCTGTAGTAGTGCAGCCGGTCAAGCGTCTGCGCCGTGGCGTAGGCCGACTGGGGGGCGCTGGAGGTCAACTGTGCATCGCGGTAGCCCATGATCAGGCCTCCTCGTTCTGTTCGGTCTGGATGGGCTCAGGGGCAGACGGTGGTGCGTCGGGCAGGGTGACGCCGGACGCGGCGGCCAGTTCGGCCAGGTGCTCGGCGATGATCTTCGCCACGGCCTCCTGATCGGCCTTGGGTGCCTTGTCGGCCAGTTCCCAGTTCAGGGTCTGGATGACCAGCACGGCGGCGACCTCGTCAGGGACGTCGACCACCTCGCCGACCTTGACGAGTTGCATCCCGAGGGCGGCAACCCGCACGTCACCCAAGGGGTTGATGTTTCTGATCTTCATGGGTGGTGTCTCCTCAGATGGTGGCTTGGAACGCGAGGCGGAACAGCAGGTATGCGATGCAGCCGCCGTCCGTCCGGAAGGTCTGCAGTTCATGGCCTGCCAGGCGCAACTCCCAGAGGCCCTGCACGCCTAGCAGGTTGGTGTCGGTGTAGTTGGCCCGGATGTAGGCCAGAACCTCGGAGAGCCGTGCGTAGGCCTTTGCGACGACCTCCTGCATGTCGTCGGAGCCATTGACCGACCACGCGGAGCAGGCGATCTCGCCCGTCTCGTCGTAGCCGCTGCCCATCGAGAGTGCGGCCCAGTCGGTCTGCGAGTTGGCGGACTGTGTCGGGCGACCCGCTCCGGGGTCGGTCACGCCGATCGCGAGGAAGTCGCCAGAGGTGAACCCCTCGGGCTCACCGAATGAGACCTGCGCGGGGGACGTGCCGGCGATCCCATCGTGAAGCGCGTTGAGGAGATCGAGGACGACGCTGTCGCGGAGGCCGGTCACAGCGCCAATCCCCGGATCAGGAGGTGATCCTCCATGAAGTCCATGGCAACTTTCGGGACGAGGAAGCCGACCGGGGCATCCACGGCCTGAGCGCCGGCCTGAGTGAACCGGCGCATGGAACGCAGGTACTGCTGAGCGATGGACAGCGCTGCCGACGTTGCCCAAGTGGGCGCGGCGTCGGCGCCGCTGGTGAAGGTGACCAGCAGGTCGGTCCCGATCTGTGCCCGGTCGTCTCGCTGGAGTCGCTGGCGCCACGCTGAGAAGCCGGTCAGCTCGTCACCCGTAGCGGAATCGACGACGGTCATGAGTTGCCGGACGCGGCAGGACAGCATCACCTTCCTCCGCGACCCCACCGGCACGAACTCGTCGGTGATGGTTGTCAGGAGGGTGGGTCCGCAGAGTTCGTCGACCTTGGCGCATGCACCATCGACAGCCAACTCCAGGAAGGTTTCATCCCCGGGGGACCCGTTCTTGATGAACCCGCGCAGCAGGTCCGGAGGGAGCCACGGATCGGCCATTGTGCACCTCCTCTGCTTTGGTGATGTCTGGGGTTGGGGGTGCAGCCACCCGCCCGGCTGGCGGGATCGCCGCTTCCGCCGGACGGGCGACTGCGTATCTCACGGTCAGGCGATCTTCGACATGAACGCCTTGACGGCGTTGAGGTCGGTCAGGACCGAGCCAGCGCGCAGGACGCCCTTGAAGGCGATCTGGTCGTTGGTGAACGCGGCCTGGTCGGACCGCTCGAGCCGCAGGGAGCCGACGAGGCGGACCCACACGCGGGACATGTCGCCGAACAGCAGCGGCTTCTTGGATCCCGCGACCGGCAGGTCGAGGAAGGTGTCGGTGTAGATCGGCTTGCCCATGAACACGTCGGGCTTGTCGACCTGCACGGACGGCTGCCACAGGTACTGGCCCGTGGTGTCCTTGATCTTCCGGATCCCGGCGACCAGGGTGTCGTTCGCCACCCATGCAGCGTTCTTGCGGTAGGCCCGCAGGATGCTGTGCTGCATGTCGACCAGCTCGTCCATCGTCGGCAGGTAGCCGGCGCCGGTGACTGCCGTGGTCGCCGAAGTGGCGGTCGCGGTGGAGATGTCGGAGCCGAGCTTCAGCCCCACGTTCTGGCCGATCAGCCCACCGACGAGACCCTCGATGTCGATCGCGGAATCCTCGATCAGTTCGCGCGGTGTCAGGATGACCTGGTCGTACTTCGTGGTGGCCCACGCGACCTGGTCGAACGTCGGGTCGGTACCGGCGAGGGCCGTGTTCGCAGCCTTGCCGGACTCGGCCACGCCGAAGGTCTTCAGCCGCGGGATGGTGATCGACTCACCGGAGGCGGTGACGATGACGCGGGCGCCGGCGTCGATGATCGAGGAGCCGTCGCGCAGGGGCTGCACGAACTCTCCCCAGAAGGTCGACGGGATGGTGTTGCCCGCGCCGTCGGCGGCGGTCAGGTTGGTCAGCGCACGCTTGACCTGAGCCGTGGTGAAGTTCAGGTCAGCGCCCGGCTTCGACCGCTCGACGAGGATGGAGCGCAGCGTCTCGGCGATGCCGTCGTCGCGCTTCTCCGGGTTGCCACCGTTGAGGCCCAGCGCTGCACGCTGCATGTCGGCCTCGATCTGGCCGCGCATCTGCTCGATGCCACGGTCGAAGCGGCGGAACGCGGCCTCGATCTCGGCGTCCTTGGTGAGCTCGTCGGCGGTGAGGGCGCGGGTGGTGCCCGCGTCGATCAGGGGCTTGGCCTCCGACTCGAACAAGCGAGCGCGCTTGTCGAGCAGATCCTGGAGGCCGCGCTTCAGGTCGTCAATCATCGGATACTTCCTTTCTCCTGGCGGAGATTGAGCAGACGTAGGCGCGCGGCCGTAGTCTGCGATTCCCGAAGTGCCAAGTCGGCGCTCCGGTTGCACTTGGCTCCGGGCTCGTGCCCGCAGGATTCCTCTTCGCACTCCCCGGGCTCGTCCGGGTCTTCGGCGGTGTCGGGGTCGTCGTCATCCCTGACGGTGGAAGCTCTCGCTTCTGTCAGGTCGCGCTTGGCTGCGGTGCTCGACCAGTAGGCCGGGTCGGCAACAGGGGCACAGTCGGCCAGCTCTGCCAGCATCACGCGCCACACCGGCGCGTCCGGCTCGCCCTCGGGCGCCATCGTGGAGTCCCAGAACCCGGCCTCCTCGTAGAACGCGAAGGAGCTGAAGCGGTAGTCGCCACGAGCAGCCAGAACGGCCACGTCGCGACCGGCGTTCGTGTCGGGCAGGTCCACCTCGTAGAACACGCCAACCGCGTCGATGGTGACCCGTGCAGTGCCGGCGTCCGTGGTTCCCAGCAGCAGGCGCGAGTCATGCTCGGCGCGGACGATCACCCGACCGCCAGCAGCCAAGTAGGCCGCGAAGCACACCGGGTCGATCACTTCGCGCCAGCCGCCAAGGTCGCGACTGACCGTGTTGAACACGCAGGCGTAGCCGAACAGCACTCCGGGGGACTTGGATCCAGCCGGTGCCGCCCGGAACTGCGCCGGCTGCTCGGCGATCATCCGGCGCAGGGTTGCACTCATGGGCTCAGGCCCCCTTCATGTTGAGGTCGGCCAGAACGGCCTTGATCTGTTCGGTGAGGTCCGCCGGTGCGAGTGCTGCCGCCTGCTTGCCCGCGTACCAGCCCTGCCATTCGGCGATCTGCTGCTCGGTGAGCGGATCGCGCCCATCGGCGAGGCGCGCCTCTTCGTTCGTGAGGGTGCCGTTGCTCAACTTCTGCGTGGTGATGTTCGTCGTCACCATCGCGTCCGGGCGTGCCAGGTCGTCGAGGTTGAACCGCAGGAAGTCGGTCGTCGGATCGTCCATCAAGGGGCGTAGTCCCTGCTCGAAGCGGCGCACGTTGAGCTTGCGCTGATTGCCCTCCACCGTCGAGTACTTCAGGCTGCCCGATGCCTTGCCGCCGACGTCCTCCGGGTCAACCCGCAGGATGGCGGCGATCTGGCTAGCCGTTGCCTCGATCGCTTCGAGGAACTGCATGTCCGCGGGGGGGATTGAGATCGGCGTCCAGTCCCAGTTGGCGCCGTCGAGCACCATCATTCCGCCGGGAGAGATTTCGACTGAGTCCTGAATCTCCTCGGCCTTACCGGGTGGGAGCTTCGTTTTGCTGGACAGCACCGAGGACGGTATCGAGCGCTCGGAGTACCAGTCGCGCGCCGTCTGCAGTGCTGCCTTCGAGGTCTCGAACTGGTGCCGGAACAGCGTCACCGGGGCGAGGCCCTTCACGCTGCCGGGCAGGATGAAGCCGGGGATGTGTACGAGGCCGCCACCCATTCGGGTGCGCTCCGAGAACATCTCGATGCCGCGGACGTAGTACTTCGGCATCCACTGGCTGCCCTCGTCGATGCTCACCCAGGACGGGTGCTGCCACTCGACCTCGCGGACTTTGCCCCAGTTATCACGGAACACCGTCCCGTAGCCGTTGCCGCGCAGCAGGACGGACGTGGTCAGCTGGTGCACCCAGTCGAAGTCGGAGATGCGGTCGTCGGGCTGATCGAGCCACTTCGGGGCGGCGATCTGACGGACCTTGTTGCCATCCCGGCGGAAGCAATCGATCGACAGCGACGAGATCGAGTCAGCGATCAGGCCGACGCCGGCGTACATCGCAGCGATGCGCAGGACGTTGTCCCCGCCAATGTCGTAGAACTCGATCGGCTGCTCGCTGGTGCGGAACAGATCGCCCGTGGTGAGTGCGCGAGTCTCGGGCTGCCACCCGAGGAGGGTCTCAACTGTCTGACGCAGTCCCATTACGCCTCCTTCCAAATGCGATCCCGGACATCGGGTTGGTGTCGTCGTCCTGCTCCAAGTGCCAGGCGAGCAGGGTTGCGGCGATTGCCGCCGTGATGTCGCCGCTCGACGAGCGAGGCGACCAGACGAAGGTTCGATCTCCGACCATCCGCTTACTGATCGCCAGGACCGAGGACTTCAGTTCGGGATCTCCGACGTGGACGATGCCCTCGTTCGCGATCGAGTCCTGGAAGAAGTTGCACGCCGCAGGCATGGTCGATTCGGGGATCAGGTGTAGCTCCAGATCGCCGAGTTCCGGGTCGTCGTTCAACCGCTCCAGGGCGGGGATCAGGGATACCGCCGAGGATCCCGCGAGGATTAGGAGGCGGGTCGTTGTGCCTACCCGCTTCCGCAGATAGGCACGGAACCAAGGAAGGACCTTGTCGGTTCCCTGCCACCGGGCGTACTGCCGAACCTCGCGGTCGACGCGTTTCGACGGAACCTCGAGGTGGATCAGGTCGTTCGCGTTCCGGCCGCCGGCGACAACAGCCGACCACGTCCGGTTTGGCGAAACCTGCAGGGCAAGGACCCGGTCACCCGAGATCTTGGACTTTGGATCCCGTCGAGCGAGCCATGCTTCTTCGGAGAAGACCTGGTCGTTCGCGATGA